TCATATTAACTTCCTTGTTCTAATTTTTTTATTCTTGCCTCTAAGTCAGATATTATCTGCTGTAGTCGTGCTATTAATTTATTTACTTCTGGGTCTGTTGACTTATATCCTATACTACTCATACTCTACCTCAAGTCTTGATATTTCTTTTATTTTATTTTCTGCCGAGCTATTGTCTGATATTTTAACTTGTACACTTTTACCTCTTTGGCTGGTACGAGTTGACTGAACCCCATTTAAGTAATTTGCTTTATTTTCTGTTGAACCAGCTATAACCTCTAAATCTAATAGTGTTCCACTGGTATCTGCATTTGTGTTTGTATTTACTCTTCTTATGTAGGCGTTTTGGTCATAAGAGGTTAACTCCTGTTCACCAGTCTGTGCTATCATCTCTATTGCAACACTCCCTTTATCTCTGTACTCTGATGTGTTTACTGATTTTCTTACGTTGCTATTAGTTGCACTTTCTATTAATAATGTATTGTTATTGTTATCAAAAGAAAATTCATCATATTCTACAGCTTCGTGTTTTTCAGTTGACCATGTCTGTCTAAATACGTCGTATATATAAAACTCCGTATTTGTAGATACACTTTTAGTTATATATAGCTTATTATATTTTACATCATAATGTGTCTTCATTATACTTGAGTTACTTGCTACTGTAGCCTGGTAATCATCTCTTATAGGATACGTTATTGGTGTTGCTTGAAATCCAGAGTCCAAAAATATAACATCTTCATTTGATAAGAAAAATATTCCATTTGGTACCTTAGTTATACCTTTATCGTTTATGCATCCTATGTTTGGATGAGCTTCTACTAAACTCCAACTAGTTGGGTCTCCACTAGGAACATTAATTCTAAATATTCCCTTAGTCATAAATACAACTATATCACTCATTAAAGTTTCTATTCCTACTATTTCACCACCTTGAAGGTCTTGTAGTTGTATAAAATTTGACGTTGGTATAATATCAGGTGAACCAGGCTCAGAAAACATAACAAAATTAGGATACTCTTCAGTTTCTTCATCTCCTGTAATTTTTACGTTAGCCACAAACTGTCTACCATTTAACATTGTAGCGTATTTAAATTTAACATCCGTTGATGTTGCTGTTTCATTTGGATGCCTTGCTCCATCTGGTAGCCCTGGGTCAAAAAAATCTAGTTTTACATTCTGTTCTAAAACACTAGTACCAGCAAAATAAAATTGATAATTTGAGCTTCCAAACATAAAATCATCGTTATTATTGTCAGTATTTGATATACCAGGTACTTCATCAACTGTTTGTATAAATGGACCAAAATTATCTTTTATATATGTCCTGTCTGCGTCAATATCACAAGGTACGCTAACGTCATCATTAATTATTCTATTTCCCTTAAGAGTTCCTACTGGTTTTTGAAGGCTAGATATTTTAGTGCTTGCCATAACATTTTCACCGAAAAACCCTCTTAGGTTATCTCTTAAAGTATAATTTGAAACTGTTTCAGTTAATCTAAGTCCCCAAACTTGTACGCTCATTCCTGCTCCTGCGTCTGATGCACTAGAGGTTAATCCATCTGGTGTATTTATAAATACAACCCCAAATAAATCAGAGCCAGATGGTATATCTATTTGATATTGAAAATACGTCCAAGGCATATTAGCATTTTCTGTGCCTCTTCCTACTGCAATACTTTTTAGCCCTGAACCTCCTGAGTCTTCATTTGTTTCTTGGTCTTTATTAGTTGTAACATAAAAATTCCACCGAGAGTCTCGATGATTTAATCCTACAGCTCTAATCCACCCACTAATTATATAGGTTCCATTTGTTAATGAACTAGATTCATCGCTAATATCAAAGCACGCACCTGCATCATTTTTTGCATCTCCAGGGTTTGATATAAAAAAGTCCATATATCCAGATGCTGCATCTCCAAAAGGATTATTTAAATTGTATCCTGCACAATTATCGTGTATATCTCCATCCTCTTCTTCTCCAGGCTCATCATTAAAAGATAAATTATTTGAGCCTCCACCATCTACCGTTAATGCTTTTTCTGTCCCCCCTATATACCATCCACCATTTGGGCTTCCCCCTGTATATGAATCATCTCCACCTACGATAGGTTCTGTCTCTTCAGAAAAATGATTAAACTTGCAAGTTTTATTATCTCCATACTCTGCTTTAGAGTAATTAGCCTCAGATATATCATCAAATAAAGTCCCATGATTTACTTCAAATGACTTATACCCAGTTGTTTGAAAATTATCAACTCCTGAGCTTGAAATTATTGGTGCTGTATGACCATCATGCACTAAATTTTTTCCATTTAAAGTACCTGAGCTTAATGTAGATGAGCCTGAAAACCATACTCTATTTAATTCATTATATATATATGTTAAATCGTGTTGATTTGGGTCATTATCACCCATATAAATTGATTTGATTTTATAGTAAGTTCCATTATTAGTACTTCTATATACATTTATACCACTTGTTCTTATATTTAATTTTGTTAAATCTATGCTTGTAGTTATTAGAGCACAAGATTTTTCAGGAGACAATACGCTTCTTTTATTTTTACTGTCAGTTAAAACTGCTATTTCTGCTGTGTTTGCTTCTACTACAGCATCTGATAATAATCCTTCTTGGTTCCCATCGTAAACTGGAACAAATTTATATCTATAGGTATTATCTTTTAAATTTAAAGAACCCCTTATGTATTTAATGTTGTCATCTGCAGAAATATCATCTTGAACTTTAAAATCAGTTAAATCATATGTTCCTGCAGAAATCTGTGGTACAGCGTCTTCAAATGTAAATCTTGGATACAACATTTCTGCGTGTGAGTTTTTTTGCGTTGTCAAAAGACCATTAAAGTGAAACCTGTTAACGTATTTAAAAATTTTAGGTGCAACATCTAATCCACATGAAAATCTAACTGCATCTGTATATACTTTTATTCTAACGTGAGATTCTTCTAGCGATGTATTTAATTGAATATGTGGAAATAGTTGTAGTAAATCACCATAATTGTTGTCGTTTAAAATACCAGCGTACATAACACTTCCATCAAGATATGTAACTATTAGGCATTCTCCATCTATTGAATTTGCATCAGATAGTAAAAGCGATTTTGCCTCATCTGCATCGTGTTGCCTTGCAAACGATATTTTTGCACTACCTCCAGAGCCATTATTGTTTATAACCTCATTGGTTGATATAAAGCCACTTTTAATTGTAATACTAAGTGCTGATGGTACTGCCTCGACAATTAGTGGAACACCTTTATTTGCTACTGCACTACCATCATCAGTTACTGAGCCTGTAGATAGAACTATAGTATCTCCTGCCTTAAAAACAGTCCTTAAATCTGTACCCCCAGTTGGGATTGTTAAGTTAGTAGTATTTTGTATAGTAAGTGTATTAAATCCTGAAAATGTAATATTAGTATTTCCTAAATCTGATATAAAAATACCTGTCATTTTTCTATGAGAAAATCCCACTGCATTATTAATATTAGCTCCTGATATTGCACTAGACTGAGCACCTGTTCCAAATCTTTTTATTATTTTGCCATTAACGTGGCGTATGTTTTGTAGCTGCACAAAGCCATTAAGTCCGACCCTTTTTGGGTCATCTTGAGTATTTAGTCCTGCATCTAAATTTGCTTGTATTTTTGGCATTATACTCCTTGAGCGTTAATTACTTGTATCATTGCTGCTGCGTTTGCTGATGCTGCACTTGCTCTATTTTGTCTATTATCTTGTCTCCATAAAAGTGATTCTGCTAGCTCTACTATTACCTGTTGTACTGAGTCACTAAAATATGTTATCTCTGTATCGTTAGCCACTATGTCTGATGGAGATGTTATATATACTAAAGTACAGTCTGATGTAGCTGTTGAAGATGAAACGTAAAGTCTGTTGTTAAAAAATGCTCCCTTAGTTCCGTAGTTATACGCTGAGTTGTCCCCTATAGCTGCTATTGTTGTTAGTTCTACAAATCTGTTGTTAGTATCGTCATATACACTTACTACTCTAGTCATCGACTTTTCTTTCTTTTCTACTGTACCTGTATCTAAATCTGATGTAATGTCTGCTGCTGTTAAACCATCAACTGTAAAAACATTATCATCTATTCTTGTTACTTGGGAAGTTAAATCGTTAACTGCAGAAAAAGCAACGCTACCTCCTACAATTTCAAACGTTGTTAGTGTGACTGTGTCGCCAGTTACTAATCCATGTCCAGTTTTTGTAAATCTTCCATCGTCAGCTTCACAGGTTACCCCTGTTAATATCCCACCTGTAGGTAAACTAAAATATAATAAACTTCCTAAGTCTGTATCTGCTGTTGCAACCCCCATACTTCTTGATGTTTGTAGATGAACAAGTGCGTCATTTGATAGCATTGATACTGCTTGACGCTGTGCATCATTAAGTGCTACTAATTTTTGTGCTGAAGTAAAATTAACATTACCAGTATCCTCTAGTCTGTAACCTAAGCTTGTTATCATTTCATTGCCTGTCATACTAACTTCCTTTTTTCCATTTCATAGATGGGTTCTTTGTTTTACTTGGGCTCCACTTTACTTTGTCTGCCCAGTATGCTGCACTAAATATTCCCTTTAATATATTTCTTTTATGTCTACTCTTAAATGCTTTTCTTTGTCCTGCTGTTTGATTTGTTTTAACTCCTTGCTGTCCAAATCTAATTGTTTTAGTCTTGTCACCTTTTTTAGCTACTACTATATGTGATTTTTTAGGATGACCTGGGGTTCTCTTCGGTTTATTATATCCTAATACCCCTGCTTTTTTTAATTTACTATCTTTCATTTATCTCCAAATATGGGGGCAAGTTGCCCTGCCCCCAGTTTGTTACTCGTTTAAGAGTTGTCTATAGTATTCCTCTTAAGATAGCGTCAAAGTTAGGTCCATCGTTTGTTAGACATAAACCGAAAACCTGCTCTTCTTCACCATCAGCCATAGTATCTGCTGTTCCATCTACGCTATCAGGAACAACAAATTCACCTGCTGCCACTGAACCATCACCTAAAACAGTATCGCAATATCCAGATACCTGAACAAAACCATACTGAGGAGATGTTGTGTTTGTAGCAACTGCTGCTATTGCTATTCCTGCACATAAAGTAGATGCTTCATCATCACTCCTGTCATTAGTTACAACATAGTGATTTGCTTGAGCTGCATCATAACACATAACGTGCCCTACTGCAACTGCTACTGCATCTGCAAACTGAACATATCTATAGCCCTTGCCATCTTCAGACCATACAACTTTACCTAAATCCCATTTAGCTTCAGTTGTAACATCTGTTAATGAACCAGGAGGTATACCACCAGTATTTATAAAACTCATACTATGCCCCCTTTCTAGTAGCCACTAGGTCCACCAACAATCATTCCCTGCATTCTTGGGTTAGTACATACTAACTGACCCATCCAGAAGATTTTGGCTGTCCTAGCGTCTTGGTTAATTGGTTTCTGGAAGTCTTGGAAAGAGAAGTTTCTCTTACTGTGTGTCTTAAAGTCAAGATACTTAGTGTTTAAGAATAACATTACGCCATCTGGGCAATGTGAATCTGCAACAACATCTGCACCTTTAAACTTAAGAGTAGAAAAACCTGCATCTGCTAAACCAGCGTCTGTTCCAACAAATCTCTTATTAGCCTGTAGCCCAGATTCATACGCATCGTACAAGTTCTGAGGACAAATAATAAGGTCTGGTTGGTCACTACCAATGGTTAATGCACCATACATTCTAGTCATTGTTTTAGTGATATCTGAAACACCATCTGTAGTTGCTGTTAACTCAGCCCATGAAGCTGCGTCAGTGTCTCCACTATTTAATACTGCAAATGATGTAAACTTAGAATCCCACCAACTATAACTATCAGAGTTAACACCACCTAGGCTTCTATTGTAACCAATAATACAGTTATCAATATTACCTACTGCGTGAAATACAGATGTATCTGTATCTACATCTACAACTGCTGCTTCAGAAGAGTAATCTCCATTAGCTACTACACCTTGACCACAAAGTGCTGTGATTTCATTACTTCCAGGAGCTGCAGTACCAGAACCAAATAGTTTAGTTCCAAATAGGTCCTTTAAAGAACGCTCTGCATTTCCCATTTTTGATTTTAGTAGTGATAACACCATGCTATCACCTGAGTTTTTCAATTCTTCTTCACCAGAAATTGATATATTAGCATACGCCTGTTTCCAATCCCACACTGCTGATGTCACAGGGTCGGATGGAGTTGTATCTAAAACATCATATCCAGAGTAGAAGCCTTGAGCTGTGTTCTTAGCGTATTCTAGTGGAGTAATAATCTTTCTACCACCGTCTAGCATTTCAGCGTTCTTAAGAAGCTTAACTGCTAAAGGGTTTGAGTTAAAAATATTATCAACTAAAACAGGCAAGAACTTGTCTCTTGTTAACGAGGATAAAGCATCCCAGTTAATCGTCATTGAACTTACTGACATTTCTTACTCCTTTATTTGTTAAAGTATTTTGCGACATCAGGGTCATTTATGTTTATGTCCTTCATATTCTTGTAGGTCTTTGGAGTTGATACTTCCGTAGCACCTACTTTTGAATTATGAACAACTTTCCCTATGTTTCGCTGTTTGTTTCCATCTAACTGTCTATGATGGTCTAGTTCATCTTGCATTTTATCGTAACTCCAAAGCTTAAATGCTTGGTTCAAATCAGATAAATTAGATTCTTGAGCAAACTCTAAGAACTTAATTTCGTCATCTTCTCCTTCAAATAAGTCTTTGTTGTCATCAACTATTGCATTGAGCTCCAATTCTAAATCATCAACGTGTCTCTCAAACTCCATTTGATTTAGTCTTCCCTCGACTTCTTCCATTTTCATGTCAGTTTCACCCTTTTCAGGTTCTGCCATGATTTCTTCTTCAAAGCCTAGGGGTCGTAGCTCTTTATCTAATCCCAGTTCCTTTAAGCCACTTTCGTCTTCATAAAAGAAATCTTTTACATAGTCACGAAACTCAGAGTCTTCTGCGATTTTATTATTGAACTTTGACCATTTTGCGATTTCTTGAGCCTTTTGGGTGTTTGATGCTTGCCAATTTTCTTTATTTGAAGAGTCTTCTCTCCACTTAAGAATCTCAGCTCCATCAAAAGTTTCACCATCAATCTCGACTTCATAGTCCTCTAGATTGAACTCATCGCTCTCATATACTTCAGTTTCTCCTTCTGTTTCAGTTTCAGCTTGCGTTTCTGCTTGCGTTTCAACTTCTTCTTCTTGAGTATCGGTATCATGAGCTTGGCTTCCGAAGCCTTCTTTACCGTCAACCCCTGCTTCACGAGGATTTTGGTCCTCAGTCATTCCTGGGTTTTCGTATATAGACTGCTTATCGGAATCCGTTAACTCCACATCATTGTATGGACTTGGCATTGTAGACGCTCCTTTCAGCTTTCGCTTGTTTGGTGTTGGTCTTCAAAATTTTATTTTACTTTCCCAGCTCTTGTGTCTGGAGTAGCTGTATATGTAGTTCTTCCTCTAGATGAAACTCCTGCAGCTCTATATGTTGTTCCACCATGCTTAAAGTAAGTTTTACCTGCCTCTATTGCTTCCCTTGCTCTTATGCTTGCAGCTGGATTTGAATACCCAGATTCAAAACCTTTGTCGCCACCGTACATATCTATTAATACATCTTGCTTGAAGCCATTACTGTGTACTGGGCTTTGGAATTTACCTTTTGCAAAACCTTTAAGTGCAGCTCTTCTTTTGGCAGAGCGTGCTCCGTCTTTCTTTTTTCTTTTAGCCATTTTACTCTCCTTCTCCCTCTTCTGGGACTGCACCCATTTGAGCTCGTTGTTGTAGCAGTGTTTCCATTATTTCATTCTCGTCTGTAGAATTGTTTAATATATCCATCTGCTGTTGTTGTCTTTGTTGCATTATTTTCTTTTGTTCAATTATTTCTTCTAGAATATCTTTAGAAATATCTTTTTCATGCCACCTCCAGAACTGCTCTGGGGTTAATAGTCCCATTTGAACATACTCTAGTGCCTGGTCAATACGACTTGCACGAGATTCTGGCATACTTGAGCCTGGGACATATTTAAAGTCCATGTCATCAGTAAGCTCATATGGCTGTATCTGCTTAAATTCGTAGCCCATTTGGGTGTTTCTACGAATAATTATTGCTGATTCATAGTTATTAGCCAATATGCTTAAAGTATGCTTATATATGTCTATTATGGAGTCAAATCCTATCTCTCTTTCCTTTGCTCTAATTATTTGCTGTGATGCCTCTTGTAGTGCTGATATTGCTTTAGCTGCTGTTACTCCACTAGGGTTACGACCTTGTGTTACATCGTGGATACCACTTATTGAGTCTGTAAGCTGCATCATATACTGTGCTAAAGGCAGGTTTGATGAGGACATATTACCTGCTGGGAGCCTTGTTATGCTCTCGTGAGGTCCATTTGTCCAAAATACCTGTCCTGGTTTGTCGCTTGGTCGGTTTCCAGGCGTTTTTGATAGTGATTTACTCATTACCCATGCTGGATTTCCATGGTAAATGATGTTATCGAGGCTTTGGGAAAGCAGTATAGCTGTCCCTACTGCAAGAGGTTCAACAATCTCTGGTTCCCCTTTGCCCCAAAATTGGTGTTCGTCTGCATAGTTCTTAAATTGTACTACTGGTATAAAGTCTGTAGGTGATTCAACGTGCTGAAGCAGTACATTTCCTGCGTATGTGGTTAAATATAGTTTATCATTCATGTAGTGCCAGCATTCTTTTAATAAAACCTGTCCACCAAACACCTCTGTATCGTCCATATCGTCCGTTGGACCTACCTCTTGGAAGTCTGACCTTACATCTGAGGTGCTTACCCCTGTTTCAGAGGATGTTCCTGATGTACCACCTGATGCTGTAGTAGTTTGACCTACTCCATCGTCTGATTTCATTCGTACGAATGACTTATATTCGTCTAATTTACCCTCTGATATTACCTTATCTCCGTTTTCGTAGTTCTCTCTAACGTCTTTTATGTATGTTGGAGTCGCAAATATTACGCACTTTGCCTCTTCTATGCTAGTCGCTAGAGGGTCTACAAATACTGTATATACGTCTGGAGTAGAGTATTCTATACCATTTTCGTTGTAAGATAGCTTTAAAAATCCATTGCCATACACTAAGCCATCTCTTTTCATACCACTTATAGCTCTTATCGCCTTATTTGTACGCATTTCAGACTCTACAGCCTCTTGTGCGAGCCTAGCTGCCTCTACCTGTTCCTCTTTTTTAGGCATTATGTCTACTTTATTAGGTCTATCTGTTAAAATAGAGTACACAGTTTCAACAATAGAGTGAACACTGTTAGCTACAATCCTAGTTTTGTACTTAGGTAATTTAAAAGGTTTAAAGAAATCACCATTATAAAGCTCCTCATTACGTCTCCATCGTGGGACTTTATGAGCTCGTGCACTTTTAGCAGCATTAAACATACGCTCCATATACTTTAGAAGCTTTTTATCCTTATCGCTAGGGACGTGACCCTTTGCCTGGGTTAGCTCCATGTCGTTTGGCACTGCTTTATCATAGTCTTTAGTTGCCATTTATCCTCCCTGACCTGGATTATTTTGTTCACCAGAACCACTCATAGGAACAAAAGAATCTCCATAGCTTCCATTATTTTTTTTTCTTTTTTTCTTCTTTTTGTCTTTAAGGTACTCCATCATACCTTTTTTTGTGTATTTATAGTGTTTTCCGTCTAGTTTTGGCATAATAACTCCTTATTTACCTACTTTATCCATTGCCATGCCATGAGCAGAGTTAAATGACCTGCCTCTTAGCATTGCTCTTATCATCTCTCTAATATGTTTCTTAGAGTGATGCTTTTTGTGTTTACTTAGCTTACTTTCTTGTACCTTGCTTAATTTCATTTCTTTTTCCATAGCTTACCTAAAATATTATTATTACTCCTGGTGTTCCTTCTGAGGTTTTTGATTCTTTTTCTACTATACCTAGAGATGATAGTGCATACCCTGTTCCATCGTTAGTAGTAACAACTCCAGTGTTATGTATTTTTCTTACAAATTCTCCTCTATCTCCACTATCTTTAGTGTCAACAACATTTGTACGCCCTTGAACTATTATTTCTACATTTTCTCCATCAGCGACAGTTTCTTGAGCAATTCCCCATTTTCTAAAATCGCACCATATTCCATTACTAAAATCTGTACCTGTATTAGGTATGTCATCAGATATGCATTTGTAGTTGCCATATTGGTCCAAATACAAAGAAACTGGGCAATATTGAGTTATAGCTCCATTTGCCTTTGCTGTTACCTTAATCGTACGTTTCCAGTCTGTAATGTTTCCGATAGGGGTGCCTTGGAATATTGTAATGGGAACATCATCGCCTGCTCCTCCACCCTCCATTACTGTACCTAGAGCGTTAGGAGTATATGATGCAAAGCTTGTTGTTGTTGATACCCATCCTCCTTCCGTAATTTTAACCACCAAATCACCTGGGTTTCTATATGGAAGTGAATTATGCGTGCTTATAGTTGTTTTTCCTGCTACTGTAACTGGGATTATATCCCCACTCACGCCACCTAGTTCGGCTACTCCCCATTTACCTGGGTCTACACCTGTGTGGTCTGTGTCTTCATTAGGAGTTTGTTCTGGAATGTCATCGTGCCTACAAAGTAAATCTCCTTCTGAATCAAGGAACAGTGACACTGGTCTAAATTTAGTTATTGTCTCATCACACTTAGCCATAACCTGTAAAGAGTTTTTATGTACAAAATGCTCTGAAAATTCTACGCCTTGGAATAATATTATAGGAAATGTTGTATCCCCTGAAACTGTTTCAGTTATTACCCCCACAGCATTAGGAAGGGGAGCATCAGCAACAGTTGTATCTGTTGGGTCTCCATTAGTTCCAATTTTACTTAGTAATTTATCTTTAGTAGCAGACCCATTTGGTCCTCTTAAGTTACACTCACCTTGGACTGTTACATCTATCTCATCC